GATAGCGATAACATAACTACCCTCGTCTGGTTCTGGTGCGGTTTTAAACCACTCTTCTTTAAATATACCACCAGAAAAGGTTTCAAATGATGCTTCAAACTCCTGTCTAAAAGCCATTGAGGACATAGAGTCTTGTGCGGCTTCTATTTCATCAGCAGGTATAAAAGGATTGTCTGTTGAATTAAATTGAAACGCATCCCAGTTTTCGTTTTCTATTCCTTCTGTATATAAATCATAGAAGTGATTTTTCCCTGCGGGAGTGCCTATAAAGAGTGCCCCACCTTTTACATCCGCAAGTGTTGGACGAATTATCTGTTCCCATACCACAGGCTTCATAGAGGCGTACTCATCTAGCACAACATAAGCTAGACCTACGCCCCTTAAAGTATCTGGTCTGTCAGAACCTTTTAAATATATCTTTCTTCCATTTATTAAAGTTAGTACAGCAGTATTCTCATGTGCAGCTAAAATCAAATCCCTACCTAAATCTTTCAACATTCCCCACATAATGTCTTTTGCTTGTTGGAATGTGGGTCCGATATAAAATACATCTTTACTATCTGACTGTAAAGCTTTAATTAAAAGTATCCAAGCAGCAAGTCTTGATTTACCAAATCTTCTACCTGCGGCAACTACTTTAAATCTCTTGTCAGAATTAAATATTTGTAGTTGTGCTGGATGTAAATCTACATTAAGTTCTGCCATTTACAAAACTCTTCCTTTCCTGTATTTTTTTTCAATCAACAACCATAGATATTCATTCATCTCTTCAAATCTTTTTCGTCCTTCAACATCCTCATATCTACGAAACTCTATATTACTTTCAATATTAGTCTGTATATCAATCAACAAACCCATTTCGTTTTCTTCAAGTTTCTGTTGTAACATTGTTTTATCTTTGTTCATAGTTTTTAATGTAACAAATTAGACTCATCTCCAAGTGTTATTTCTCTAATATCAATTTCGCCTGTGTCTAACAATTCGTCTATAGTAGCATCTACAGCATCTACAGTTAAGTCTTCCATTTCGGAAATAATTATTAAGGCTAAAAGATATTTTTTTTTAAGCTGTTCTTTTGTTATTTTCAACTACTTCTCCAACCTCTATAATAATTTCATCATCTGTTTTAGTCTTTGGATTGACAATTTCTTCAGCAGGTGTTTCTGCTATTTTAGCATGAATTGCATCAGATGCACCAACATTAATTATAATTTGCGAGTCTTGCCTAGCTCTATTAGGGTCTACAGCTTTGTGGACAGGTAATATTCTATCAATACACATTTTCAAACAATGGACATCTCCCTCTAATGCTTTGTTAATTACTTTCTGTACAACAGCAGTACCTTGTTCAGACATCATTTGTCTAGCTAAAGCAGTATATTTATTAACAGAACCTTTAGGTCTTCCATTAGGATTCAGTGGTTTCATTCCTTTAACTAGGGCGGGGTTTCCCTTACGTTTATTGGGTTTATCAGTCATTTGTAAATTATCCAATGTTTAAATTACAATTATTATATCATAAAAGTTGACAAATGTAAAAAAATCTGCTACAATTAAATTATTCCTAAGACTTAAACATTCAAAGTCTGTTTTTTCCTAATTTCGTTTTTTGTGTTGTGGAGCTATAATTAACACGCTCTCTATGGTTTTGGGGCTCCCCCCGTGGGAGACACAGAACCAATGTTCATTGTGGGGCTATCTTAGGTCTCAGTACCTATTGCTACTAAGGCTCAACTAATTTCATCACCAATGAGAACATAAGTCTTGAAAAATCGTTCTTTATTTTTCATCTTAAACTTGAGCAGGGCGAATCCTTATAAGGCTTGTGCCTCTGGCACATCTTAAACAGAGCAGGGCGATACCTTATCCAATTTTTTATCCAAAATTAGAGATAAATATATACAGGGTAGTAAATATTTTATATATTTTTAATCTAATAAATAAATACGACAGGCAAAAAAAAACCCCCGAAAATATCGAGGGAAAAAAAGCTATAGTTTTTTATTACGGAGAATCTACAAGTATATAAAATGCTGATGGTCGTTATACATGAAAATATATCCAGTATCAGTGCCAGTATATACATATTCGCCAGTCCATGGATATTCAAAACTTTCGTTTAATGCTCTAGCTGCTTTAATATGAGCCTGTGCACCGCTTAACTCGTAAGGGTATGAGATTGTTTTACTGATACCGCTTGAGGTAGTCGCCTTTATTCTCTCGCCCCTGTGAGTTGTTTGTCCGAGAAATTTTGTTGTTATTGTTTGCATAATTTTATCTCCGTTGTGGGGGCTTTTCGCCCCCGGTTAATATTTATACCTTGTCAGAATAAACCAAGCCTAAACCCATTAGGGAATCTACCACATAACTCACTTCTTTAAAATCTTTCATTTTAAAAGTTAATATAATAAATTGCTCTGGCTCGTCCTCTGGTGTTAATTCCAAAGCATGGTCAACCATAAAATATTTATTTTCTTTTAGTAAAAACCAAACATTGGTTTCAGTGTTTGATTCTACTCTGCCATGAGGTACTAATTTTATTTTTAATTGTTGCATTTTTTTATCTCCGTTGTTGGGATTTTTTTATATGGTTTTCCCGATGTCCATGAGTACATTATATATTATATATATACCTTTTATATACTAATTTATATTACCAACTAAACAAGTTCACATTATAAAAAAACTACTTCATAATATAAACTTGTTTTTTTCTTGGTTATGCGGTTTTTTTCTGTGCGTTTTCTTGTAAGTTGTATAAAAAATTAACCGCTTGTGTTGCTTTGCTTGACGCTTGAAAAATAAATTTATTATCGGACTGCAAAATCTCTAGCCAATTATTTAGATATTTCGCATGGTCAGCTCTTGGTACAGGCTCGAATCCCAAAGCCATACCCAAAAAAACACTTCCTAATTCTGCTACAAGTTCCTCGAATGCGTAATCCTTTCTTGTTTCTTTCTTTGTAAAATTTCTGTCAAGTCTTTTTTGTGCGCCTGTCCAGTGCGTTAATTCGTGGCACAAGGTAGAATAATAATTAATCTCTGCCGTTGAATTTTTAGAGTCTATAAAATCTGATTTATTAGGCATTGAAATTTCATCGGTGCTCGGTCTGTAAAAAGCAGATGCCGAACCATGAGATACTTTTGCCTGTGTATTGATAATAAAATCCTCTACTATTTTATTGTCAAATGATTTTGTTTCTTCTTTTAGTGGTACTTCATATCCTACTAGTTGCGATTCATTAAACACTTTAGAATATTTTAAAACAAAACCCCACTCGGTTTTTTTAATTATTTTTTCATCTTCGCTTAATGGTTTAAAGTATGTAACCAATGTTCCTTTCTCGCCTTTAGCTACTTGTCTACCTAAATCTTTCCATGCTAAAAATGTTCCCCATTTTGCAGATGTTTTTCTTTCTTTCATCAACCAAATAACATTAAATCCTTGGTATGGTTTTAATGTTTTAGCATTAACAGGAACACCGATAGAAGAAGTCCAACCTTTAGCCCAGTCTTTGCCGTTGTTCTTCATCATTTCAATTATTAATTCTGTTCCCTCTTTATAATGTTCTTGTAATTTACTCATAATTTTATCTCCGTTTTTTATTTAATGTAGTTACATTATATATTATATATACACCATAAATAAATTATTTTATAAACAAATTCATAATATAAAAAACCACTTCACAATATGAATACTGACACACTTCTTTGGGAGTGGCTCTTTAAAAAAGCAAGGCTTTTTTTTTCAGACTTGAGCAAGGCGAAACCTTTAAAAAATATTTAAAGACTCCGACTTTTATATTAAGATTTTATTATATAAGAATACAATAGAATACCAATACAATAAAGTATTAATATAATGAAAGAATAATACAATAGAAATATAATATAATAGAAATATAATATAAAGAAAAGATAATATAATTAAATAGTAATATAGATTATGTTTCTTCAGAAGAATATATATTTCTCCAGACTACCAATTCAACGAACTCACTAACACCAAAGGCATTGCCTTGCTAAAAATAATAGTGGCTAGAATCGAGAGTTTGATAGGTTTAAATCAATATTTTATATTATGAATTTCTTTGTAAACTTTATACATTTAATCTACACCCTATGGTATAGTGTACTTACTCAAATAAAAAAACGGAGAAAAAAA